CTTGATTTTGTAAAGATGAAAATTGCATACCAGTTGCTTCAGCAAGTGCTTGTTGTTCGTATGTATTTAAATTAGTTAAATCAACATTTTTCTGAACTTGGTCAATTATCGCTTGTTGAGAACCAAGTATATCACCATTTGCTGCTAAATATCTTGCTTGAGCAAAGTTAAGGTTAGTACCTAACATTGCCTGAGCTTTAAGTTCTGATGAAATTGAACTTTGGAAGTCTAATAAACCATCGGCAACTTTACCAGCCTCTTCGATAGATGTACCTAATTTAGCTGCGGCTACAGCTGCTTTTGCTAATTCTTGTGGTGAACCTTGAAAGTACTTATAAGCAATCTCTGAAGATTTTGCCATATCATCAATTACTTGTGATGGAGCAACTCCAGCTATTTTAGCCATTGAAACTGTTTGACCTATAAGTGCCTGAGATTGTTCAGCGGTTAAACCACCTATATTTTGAAATACTTTATTTAGTTTTGTAGCCTCTGATGTACTTATTCCAAAGTTTTTGTTCAACATTACCATTGAACTTAAAACCGCCTCAGATGGTTGTTCTAATCCTTGAAATTCCTTTGTAAACTCTGAAGCTGCTTTTGATACATCTTCAGCGGATACACCCAATCCTGCCATATTTCTTGATACAGTTTGAATGTTTCCTTTAAGTTGTTCTGTTTGTGAATTTAAAAGACCGGTTTCATTTCTAAAATTTTTAGCAGATTGTTCCAATTCTTTCAATCTACTAACACCTATTGCTAAACCAGCTCCAATTAATGCTATTGCAATACCTATTGGTCCTAAAAGTTTTAAAAACATTTTTGCATGTTTTGTTGCCGAAGCAAATCCACTGGTTAGTCCAGCGTTCAAGCTTTCGGCCATAGTCATTCCTTGAGCTTGAGTGTTTAAAAATGTAGTTTTAAAATTAGATAAAAATCTACTTGTTACAACATTTATAATTCTTTCACTTTTATCTTTGAATGGTTGAAATACATTTGATAATGCCTTTCCAACTATTGGTATTCCTTTTAATTTAGAATCAAAACCATCAAATACTCCACCCAATTCAGCCTTAACTTCATTTGCGATATCTCCTACCGCATCAAATACTTTTGAAATTTGATTATGTTTTTTAAGTACACCTTCTAATGCTGAGGCTTGGTTGAAAAATTCTTGTTTTAATTTATTATTTATACCAAAATCTTCCTTTGATGCTTTTGCATTATTAGAACGAATTAAACCAATAGCAGCTTGTAAATCTTTTTCTGATTTTACTTGTTTTACAACATCTGAAGTGAGTGATATTGTTGAGGATAGTTTTTTATTTCTTTTATCTGTAGCTTTATCAAGATTATCCATAGCACCAGATATCTTACCCAACATTGATTGAGTAAGACCAAGTAAAGAATTATATTCTTTTTGGTTTTGTATCTGTTTTTTATCTGCCATATATTATATCTTAATAATCAAATCCTAAATATTTTCTTACATCTGAAGGTATTGATTTTTTAACTAAGTTTTTATCTCCTTTACTGATTTTTTCTATTTTATTTCTTGTTTTTTCAAGTTCTTTATCAGCATTTCTTATAGTTTTTTGTAAATCTTTATCACTTTTAATTTTAGACATGACTTTTTTTACAAATAATCTACCTAAAAAATTACTCTCGGATAACCACCTATCATGTGATTCTTTGAATAACTTAGCATCTTTTTGATTTAATTTCATAGTATCTCCTTTGTGGGTATATTAATACTACTATAAATATAGAGTAAAAAAAAAGTGAGGATTATTTCCTCACTCTTATATTTGGTCCTTTTGGGGAAGAACCTCCCGTATTTTTTTGAGATTTTTTCAACTCATCAGATTCTTTTTTCTTAGCATCTAATAATTGTTTATAATAGAATCTTCTAAGATGTACTGGTAATCGGTAAACTCCTTCTTGAGTAAACCCATTACCATAGTAACATAACTCAAAAATTTGTTTATGAAGTTGAATTGAGTAATTACTCGGAAGGCCAAAAAAACCCAACTCCCATAGGGATAGGTCTTAACTCCTTCTCTCCAGTATTCGGGTTCTCATACTCAAATTCCATATTAACATCGGGTTGGAGTTCCCTAATTAATTCTCTAAATTTTCGAGTATCTCTTGTTAAAAATTGATTATTGATGAATTTAGTGATAGTACTTACATTAGAATCACCATCTACCGATAGAATCATATATCTGTAACGAGTTGTTAATTCTGCTGAAACTCCACTTTTATTTAATCTTTGTAAAGCTTTAATATCTTCATCAATTTTTTTCTCATCACCATGTGACAGTAATTTAAATTCTAAAACTGTACCTGTTGATGTTATAAATTCATAACTATTTTTTTGATTAATTTTTGAAAAATCAAGTTCTTTGGTTTGTACTTTTGATAAGTCTACTGTAATTTGTTCCTTTTCACCAAATTCATTCTCTTGTTCTATTTGATATTCAGAACCATATCCTAATATACGAGCCGCTAACATTATACCGTTTTTATCCCCTATAAGAATGTCATCTATATTCACATCCTTATCCACTATAATCGACTCAAATAACTTATCAAGTACCACCCCCTTTCGTATGAGATTCTGTGAAGCAAGAATTTCTTCTTCTTTCGCAGTCATGTATTTTATTTCTACTGTTCCTTTGGATAGGGGATTATCCTCTGGATAGCATTTACCTTGTGATGGAAGTGATATCACTTCGGTAGGAAAATCGTAATTTGCCATAAACTTTAATTTAAATTGTTTTATATAAATATATACTTTTCAAAAAGTTGGAATATAGGCATAAAAAAAGTTCTCACTAAGAGAACTTTTTTCTTTATAAAAATATTGTGGAGTTGTATTAGTATTCTAAAACTGCGTAATCATAAGATAGTGTTAAAGTAATTTCGACAGGGTCAGTTGCATTTGCCCAATCTAAATCGTTAAACACTGCGTTGTTGATAAATGCACCTTTTAGAGTCCATTGTTCAATTTTATCACCAACAGGTCCTAATAGATAACAATTAATATCTTTTTTGTAGAAATCTGCATATCCATCTCTACCAGTTAGAGATTCGTGAGATAATCTAACCCATTCCATCACTGCTTGTGCACCACTTGGAACGATTGGGTCATATAGAGTAATCTCTACATCTTGCCATTCACCTTTACCTTTAAGTTTTCTCTTAACATTGATATGGTCAAGTGTTACAGTTTCAAACTGAATTGAAGGTCTGTTAGCTGTTTTGATAAGATATGAAGGAATACCATCGATTTCCATGATGAATCTGTTCTTCATCTTCGGTTCGAAGTTGGTATAAAACATATCGTTAAATTCTAATACTTCTGCCATTTTTTATTTCTCCTATTTTACTATTATAAATATAGTTCTTTTTTATTTTTATTAAATTATGCTGAGAACGATGCTCCTGTCGGAAGTATGTTGAAATCTAACACGATGAATTCAGCAGTTTTTGTTGGTTGTAAATAAATTTGTCCAGCCATTATATTTCTGTCGATTACATCAGGTGTGTTATTTGTTTCATCCATCACCACTCTAAATGCATATAAACCTTGTCTTTGTTGTATTCCTTCTAAATAAGGATTCACAGTATTTAAGAATCTTCCTCTTGTTTGAGCTGTATTCTGTTCAAATACTAAGTATCTTGAAGTAGAAGCAATATACTTCTTAACTTTAATTAACAATCTTCTAACATTGATTCTATCAAGTGCAGAAGCTTTATCTTGTAAAGTTTTCTGTCCAAATGCAACGATACCTTCACCAGGGAACGAAGCGATTGGGTTAATCTTACCTTCATATAGTGTATCTCTTTCTGAGTGTGTTAATCTGTTTAATACAGATACCGCACCTACGATACCACCTCTGTTTAAACCAGCTGGTGCAAACCATTCAGCTGCTACAGCATCATTGGCTGCATATATTCCAGGCATCAATACCGATGGTGGAATTGCAGTTAGTTTATTAGTTCTACTATCAATTGTTTTAACCCAAGGATAGTAAGTACCTACATAGTTTGAATCAACTGATGAACCTTGTGAAACTGCATCTGCGATAGTATCACCACCATCTGTTACATCACCGATGAAGAAAGCATCTTCTCTAGCTTCTACCATATCAGTTACTTTATCAAACACATAAGAGTGTAATCTTCTAACAACACCAGGTGCAGATACTAAGTTGATATCGAAATCATCTGGGTTAGATACTGCGTTGATTGCTTTTACATAAGCAACTGAACCTTTTGATACTGAAGTTGATAAATCAAATCCTTGTGAGTTTCCAGCACCCCAATCAGAATCACCATATTTAGCTTTTTTGATTGTTGGAGCAACACCATCAAATCCATCTTGGAATCCTACAATAAATTGTCTTTTATTAATTGTAGATGCCGTATCAGATGTTGATAATGAATATCCAAAGTTTTTAGTTGAAACAACTCCACTTACGATTGCTGTGAAAGCTGCATCGAATGAGAATGCTGTGTTCGAACCTTGAGTTGCTGATGTAGGAATTGGTGCTAAATAATTAGCGTTATCAATTTTTACAGTACCAGTTTCTAAATCAATACCACTATAATTAGAAGATATTGAAGAGTTGTTATTTTCAGAACCAGTCGAGAAAATAACTGCAGGTACGATACTCTCATCACTACCAACATAAATTGGGTTGTAATAAGCAGCGTGTGCAAAAGGAGCTGAACTAATTGGGAATGAACCTTCATCAGCACATTCTACTCTAATGTATTTAGAGTTGTTTCGGTAATCACCATTTTCTGTTTGTTTACCATTAGAATCTATTGTTAGATTTCTATCACCAATTCTTTTCTTAATATAGTTTGGTGAACTTGGGTCTAAAGTAATATTATTAAATGTTTCAAGAATAACTGGTCTTTTATTAGTATCTGAATATCCTCTTACTACGATTGAGAATGTAGAATAATCAGTTGAATTAGTTGAACCAGCTGCTTTTACATTAAATAAACCGATTTTATATTCTTTGTTGTAGTTCTCACCATCACCTAAAGTATGGAACTTGAAAAGGTTGTGTCTTTCACCGGAAATCAATTGTGATTGAATCCAAGGAGTAGATGCGTGTGAAATAGAACCATCTCCATTACTTCCTGAGTATGATTGTTGTGCTAACTCGATAGCACTTACTTGTGTAGAACCACTTGCAAAGTATCCAGTATAATCTGTTGATGCTTTTTCGAAGTATTTGTAAACATAAGAGTTTTTTGAACCTCTTGGGTTTGTTCCAAATACATCTCTGATATCATTTCCAGCACTTGGTAATACTGATGCTGATAATGCACTTCCTAAAGCTGAACCACTAATATAGAAAGATGATGCATTAGCTTGTGAATCAATTAAATCTCCGATAGTTTCGGAATCTCCAACTGTTCCAACTACTGAAGCATCTCCAGTGTGAGTAGCGTGAAGTACACCAACTAATTTAGTTCCACCATGTGCTACTGAAGCACTTACTTGAATACCAAAAGGTCTTTCGTGATGGAAACCATCTGTGTTACCTACTCTTACAATAGTTACAGTTCCAGCTTCTCTTAAATAATTTTGTACGGTATATCCTGTATAGTATGTTCCATCAGGTGTACCGAATATTTCTTCAAATTCCGATTGTGTATTTACCACGGTTGGTACGAAAGCAGGTCCTTTATGGAAAGGTCCAATAATTGCTGCTCCGATTTCACCAATCCCTTGTGATAAGAAAGAAAGGTCATTTTCTCTCGTAAATACACCAGGTGATACAATTTTTTCTGCCATTTTATATTACTCCTTGTTAATTTTCTTGTGTAAATGTACACATATAAATATTAAATACTTTTTCTAAAGTATTATTTTTGTTCATCAGTAACAGTTTCTTCTGTTTTTTCTACTGGTGTAAATACATTTGTTGCTGGGTCATAGTTCCCATCACCGTATTTTTCATTTAAACTTTCAAAAAGTTCTTTTTCTTGGTTTACAAGCTTAGAATGTGAATCAAGAAGTTGTTTCTCTATTTGTTCAACCTCATCAATTCTTCTTTTCTTTTCGATTGCTAATTGTCCCAATTGTGTAAAAACATTAGAAACCTCTTGTCTTAGTTGGTTAATTTTACCAACTTCTTCTTCTGTAAACTTAATTTGTTCTGCCATTTTGATATATTTTATTTAATATTTTGTTTATATATATAAATATATAGAATTTCCCAAAACGAAAAATTATCTATTAATAGTTAGTGATGTAGTATAACTACCATTTAATCCATGGTCAATCGCTCTAACTCTTGCATAAAATGTTCCACTTCCTAATGCAGTTACTACATTATAAGTAGTTCCATTATATTCATCAGCATCAATAATTGGTGATGAAAAATCAGAGTTGTTATCTACTTGTAATCTATAAGCAGTAGCACCACTTACAGCATCCCATGTAATATTATGATTTTCTGTATCCACTTCTGTATAAGCTAAATTTGTTGGTGTAGCTGGAGCAGTTAAATCACTATGTGAGTTACCACCCTTGTTGTGGGTTACATATCCATTGATTAAGTAAGTATCTTGAGTTTCAACATCAATAGTTACAATCTCTACTGTTTCATCAATTGTTTCGATTGAAGTAATATCTGTTTCAACTAACTCACCATCAATTTTTCTAACTAATTTGTCATTTGTAGTAATATGACCAATTTTTTTAAATCTATATAATCCATCGAATGAATCTTTAACTAACATTGGATGGTCTTGTGTTGCTTTAATTTCTCCGTTATTGATATTATAGTATGCATCTGCAAATGAGAATACTACATTAACAACTTCAACTTCTTCTGCACTTTCACCTTTTTCTGAAGATGACCAAGAATAAAAATCTCCATCTGAATCTTCTCCTAATCCACTAAATGAATATCCTTGTAATTTTAATCCTTCTACTATATCTCCTGCTTCGATAGTTGAACCATCTTGTAAAGTTACAGGTGTATCTACTAAAATACAAAGTGAATCAGAGTTACCATCATAAGCATCTACTGAATAAACTGTTTTTGTAATACCAGTATTATATCTTGTAGCATGATGATTATACCCATCTGCAAAAGTAGCAGTTAAAGTGTGAGAATAATTACTCATTAAAGATGTTTGTGAACCAGCACCTTGTGGGTTCATTGTACCAACTGTTATAGTAGCTGTTGCTGTTGGTGAAGCTCCAATTGAAAGGAATCCAGCAGTAGTTGCATCAGTATTATATGATGGTGATACTGCCCATGTGAAATTTTGACTTCTACCAGATATTGCTGAAAATTTACTTCCCGCTCCTGTAAATGTCATTGAATAGTTTTCACTTGTTGCTTCAACAGCATATGTGTATCCACTTAAAGTAGAGTCAACAGAATCAATTCCATAATCATCTAATGAAACTTCTGCTCCTGCAGAACTATTGATTGCATTTAATGATACATTATCATTTTGTGTAATACCTGTTGCACCCGCTAAATCATTTAAACTAAGTGTATCTCCTGAACTTCTGGCCATGAATGTTTCTCCTATATATTATAAATAGTAAGTAAATCCTTTACCCACTTATCTTTATTACTATAATTATCAACCATATATTCCTTTAATAAAGTAAACCACTTATTTTTTTCGGAATATGAGGATTCTTTTATACTACTATAAATATCAAAGAAATCCTTTTTACATGAAACTCTATATGGATAATCTAATTCAGTACACCATGTTGAGTGTAATATAGGTAATTTACCTCTATCTACTGCCTCAAATATTGAATATCCAAATGGTTCTGATGAAAATGCTGAATGAGATATTCCCCAATCCATATTATAGAATGTATCTTTAAATTTAGAATCATAATGATAAATCTTTGATTTAGAATAATCATATTTACCAAAACCCTTCCATACAGTCTTAAAATGAAATGAGTTAGTAAAAATATAAGATTTTAATCCATCTAAGTAATGTGGATTTTTTCTACCCTCACATCTTGCAGTAAATCCCAAATTATTTGATTTTGATAATGGTCGATTGTGTTTAAATTCATAAAAGTTTGATATATTTATATTTTCAGTTAAAATATCATAAACACCAATCCATATATTATGTTTTGAATTTTCATTTACTTTAGTTTCCCAACTTGAATCTATGTAAGGATGCCAACCAAAATAAGCATCAGTACCAGCTTGTGATTTTAAAATATGGTCAACTGAATTGTGTAAAACATTAGAATGAATTTTATCTAAATTTTCTTCAATAACTTTCATTGGTGTATAATGACCATGTAATATATTGATTCTTCTTGCATTCTTACAAAGATTTTCTGCAAATTCTATATCATCTCCATGCCAATGTGCTTCTATTGGAAATTGATAATCTTCATGTCCTTCGGGTTTGTTTCTGTGTAAAAGAAGAATTGGTTTAACTTTTAATTTTGGTGCAATTTCTTCTAACCAAATGTTAACCCAAGTATCGGTTCCTGCGTTTACCCAAGGCCCTCCACCAGTTGTGTAATAAACATCGTACATTAACCTCTATTAAATTTTAATTGAAATACTTTGTGATTTTGATTTAATTCTGCAGTTGATAA